CGACCGCCCGTTGCCCCGCGCCCCGCGCCCGCCGGCTGTGCCCGCGTCGAGCCCCAAGGGGGGATCAAATCTTTGCGAACGGTTCCCAGGAGACCGCCGCGCCCTCTCGCGTGAATTTTCGCGAAATTGCCGACCAGGGGTATCACCCCAAAAACACAAAAAGCGCGCCCGTGTAGGCACGCTTTGCCAGTGATCATCCGTATATCGGCGGTTCTTTGCGCCGGTATGCTTTATATTTACCCTGCTTCCACTGCAATCGCAAGATAATTTCCTGATAATGCTCGGAGGTCAGCATGAACACACAGATGAACCTGCAGCGCATTCCCGTTGACCGGCTCAAGCCCGCGAAATACAATCCCCGCAAAGACCTCAAGCCCGGCGATCCGGCTTATGAAAAGATCCGGCGCAGCCTGCACGACTTCGGCTATGTCGATCCTGTCATCTGGAATGAGGTCACCGGCAACATCGTCGGCGGGCATCAGCGCTACAAGGTGTTGGTCAGCGAGGGCGCGACTGAGATCGACTGTGTGGTCGTACATATCGAAAACCCGCAGGATGAAAAGGCGCTCAACCTTGCCTTGAACAAGGCGGTCGGCGAATGGGAGCCGGTGGCGCTGGCGGACCTGCTGGCCGACCTGCAATCGTCCGGCTACGACCTCGGTGCGACCGGCTTTGACGCCGCCGAAGTGGACGACTTATTCTCCAAGGTACACGACAAGGATGTGTCCGACGACGGCTGCGATATCGACCCGGAGGAAATCGCGCCTTTTGTGCAGCCGGGCGATATCTGGACGTTGGGCAGGCACCGCATGCTCTGCGGAGATGCGACGAATCCGGAGGATGTAGCGCGGCTTATGAACGGCCTCAAGGCCAACCTCATCGTCACCGACCCGCCCTATAATGTCAGCTACCAGAGCGCGGATGGCAAATCCATCCAGAACGACAGCATGGGTGACGCGACGTTTTATGAATTTCTGCTGGCAGCTTTCAAAAATATGGCTGCGCATCTGGCGGAGGGCGGCAGCGCCTACATCTTCCATGCCGACACCGAGGGACTGAACTTCCGCCGCGCGTTCAAGGAGGCCGGTTTCCACATCAGCGGCGTGTGCATCTGGGTGAAGAACAGCCTCGTGCTGGGGCGCTCGCCCTACCAGTGGCAGCATGAACCGGTGCTGTTCGGCTGGCTGCCCAACGGCAAGCACAAGTGGTTTGCCGACCGCAAACAGTCCACCATCTGGAACTTCGACAAGCCGAAGAAGTCCGCCCAGCATCCGACGATGAAGCCCATCCCGCTGCTGGCCTATCCCATCAAGAACAGCTCCGCGCCCAACGGCGTGGTCATGGATCTGTTCGGCGGCAGCGGCTCTACGCTCATCGCCTGCGAACAGACCGACCGCATCTGCCGGACGATGGAACTCGACCCCAAGTATGCCAGTGTCATCGTGCAGCGGTACATTGAATTGGTTGGCGGCGATGAGGAAGTGTGCGTGGAGAGGGATGGAGAGGTCATAAAACACAGCCAACTTGACCTGACAGGCAAGTAATGCGCAGAAAAACACAGAAGGGAGGTGCGTACCCATGGCGGCCAGAGGCAGGAAGCCCAAGCCCACGGCGCTGAAGGTGCTGGAGGGCAATCCGGGCAAACGTCCGCTCAACGACCACGAGCCCATCCCGCCGAAGGGAGAATTGAAGTGCCCGTCGTGGCTTCTGCCTGAGGCCAAAAAGGAATGGAAGCGCCTCGCGTCCTCGCTGGAGGCGATGGGCGTGCTGACCGTGGCCGACCTGACGGCCTTCGCGGGCTACTGTCAGGCGTATGCCCGCTGGAGGGAAGCTGAGGAATTCATCACCCAGCATGGCAGCATCTTTCGCACGCCCTCCGGCTATGTGCAGCAGGTGCCGCAGGTCAGCATCGCCCAGCAGAACCTCAAGATCATGCAGTCGTTCTGTTCGGACTTTGGCCTGACGCCCGCCACTCGCGCGCGCATCATCGCCGCTGGCGGAGGCGGCGAGGGAGCCGAGGCGGACGATCCCATGGAAAAGTTGCTCAAAGGGGGCTGGCAGGATGATTGACGAGAAGAAAGCCCGCCGGGTCATCGACTTCATCCACTGCCTCAAGCATACCAAGGGTGAGTTTCATGGCAAGCCTTTTCGCTTGCTGCCCTGGCAGGAGAAGATCATCCGGGATGTGTTCGGCACGGTGCGCGAAGATGACCCCACCATGCGCCAGTATACCACGGCATACATCGAAATTCCCAAAAAGCAAGGGAAAGCCCTCGCCCTGTCTACTTTGCTACCTACGCCTCAGGGCTGGAAGCAAATGGGCGATATACGGGTGGGCGATCAGGTGTTTGACGAAGCCGGGCGACCCTGTAACGTCGTTGCGCTCAGCGAGGTTTTTGACGACGAAACCTGCTACCGTCTCACTTTCCGGGATGGAAGCAGTATTGAAGCCGGGGAGCGGCACCTGTGGCGCGTCGAAGTCACGAACAACGGCAAGCGTGAAAAGCTGCTCACTTCCGGTGAGATCTACCGCAGGATGGTTGAATATCGCAAGCGCCATCCGGGAGACGCCGGAAGGCGTTCGGTAATTCGGATTCCCGTGGCGCGTGCGCTGCAGCTGCCGGAGCGAGAGCTGCCCATTGATCCCTACCTGATGGGCTACTGGCTGGGCAACGGAAAATCGACAGACTATGAGATCACCGTCCGGGATTCCGATGTGGAGGCCATCCGGGCGCAGATCCCCTATGAGATCAAAAGCGAGGTCGTGCAGCCAGGTTCGCACAGACTGCGCATCCCGGCGCTCAGGCCAATACTGCTCGACAGTTTCCGGGACAAGGTCATCCCTTCGGAATACCTGTGGGCTTCGGAAGGACAGCGCTGGGCGCTCCTACAGGGACTCATGGATTCGGACGGCTGCATCGGCAGGGAGAAGTCGCAGAGCGTATACGTCAGCACTATCCGCCAGCTGGCCGAGTCCGTGCGCGAACTGCTCTGGGGCCTCGGCATCAAGAACGCCATGACCGTGGGGCCGTCCTTGCGATATGGAAAGCCGACCGGCGAGACGCTGTACACGATCCGCTTTACGACCTTTGACGACCAACCCACCTCGCGCCTGAAAAGAAAATATGACCGCAAGCGGGAGCGCACAAAGAAGACGCGCTCCTGTTTTCATTATCTGCAGGACATCCAGCCGCTCCCTTACAGGGTAAAGATGCGCTGCATACAGGTGGACAGCCCATCGCATCAATATCTCGCCGGGCCGTCGATGGTACCGACGCACAACAGCGAGCTGGGCGCAGCCATCGCGCTCAATATGCTGGTCAACGACGACGAATGGAAGGCGGAGGTCTATTCCTGCGCGTCAGACCGGCAACAGGCGGCCATCGTGTTCGACGTGGCCGTGGACATGGTCAGGCAGTCCCCGGCGCTCATGAAACGCATCAAGATCATCCCGTCCATGAAGCGCATGGTCTACCAGCCCACGGGCAGCATCTATCAGGTCTTGTCCTCTGAAGTCGCGACCAAGCACGGCCTGAATGTGTCCGCCTGTATCTTCGACGAGCTGCACACCCAGCCCACGCGCGCGCTCTACGACGTCATGACACAGGGCAGCGGCGACGCGAGAAAGCAGCCGCTGTGGTTTCTGCTTACGACAGCGGGAACTGACCGCAACTCCATCTGCTGGGAAGTCCACCAGAAGGCGCTGGATATTCTCGAAGGGCGCAAGCGCGACCCGCGCTTTTACCCGGTCATCTTCGGCCTGCCGGACGATGCCGACTGGCAGGATGAGAAGAATTGGTATAAGGCCAACCCATCGCTGGGGCATACGATCACCATCGACAAGGTGCGCGACGCCTACCGCAAGGCGCTGGAAACGCCCGCCGATGAAAATATGTTCCGGCAACTCAGGCTGAACCAATGGGTGAAACAGTCCATTCGCTGGATGCCCATGGACAAGTGGGACGAATGCGGCGGCGTGGTCAACCCCGGTGAACTGGAGGGCAAACTCTGTTACGCGGGGCTTGACTTGTCGAGCACGACCGACCTGACTACGCTGGTGCTGGTATTCCCGCCCGAAGATGGTGGCGGCGTTTATACCGTGCTGCCATTTTTCTGGCTGCCGGAGGACACGCTTTCCCTGCGCGTGCGGCGCGACCACGTCATGTACGACGTGTGGGAGAAGCAGGGATTCATCCATACCACGGAAGGGAACGTTGTCCATTACGGCTTTATTGAACAATTCATCTGCCAGCTGGGCGAGCGCTACAACATCCGGGAGATCGCCTACGACCGCTGGAACGCGACGATGATGGTGCAGGCATTGCAGGACGATGGCTTCACGATGATTCCCTTCGGTCAGGGGTTCAAGGACATGAGCCCGCCGACAAAAGAACTGATGCGGCTGGTTTTGGAACGGCACATCAATCATGGCGGACACCCGGTGTTGCGCTGGAACATGGACAACGCCTATGTGCGCACCGACCCGGCGGGCAACCAGAAGATCGACAAGGAGAAGTCCACAGAGAAGGTGGACGGGGCGGTGGCACTGGTCATGGCGCTGGATCGGGCGATGAAGAACCTGAACGGTGGGGATTCGGTGTACAACCATCGCGGGCTGCTCATTCTGTAGGCGATGAGAGCGCCCCAAAAGGAGCAGGAAAGAACTGAGGTGAAAAGCAATGCCCAAAAGTCCAAAGCGGCCATGCCGGTATCCGGGCTGTCCCAATCTGTGCGAGAAAGGGA